GACGACACGGCTGCCATTCAGGCCGCAGTCAATGCGCTCCTGTCTGGAACTCGCAAAATCCTGCGGTTTGGCGCAAAGCACCTAATCACTGCCAGCATCAACTTCACTAATACGGGCGGCAAGCGATACGAAATAATCGGCGGTAGCAGCATCGGCGCGTGCAATATCATCGTTTCTTATCACGGCTACGGCACAGGCAAGAAGGCTGGCGCTGTTTTCCAGTCTGGCAACGATGCATCGCCTGCATACCAAACCAGCATCGGCATATCTGGCTTCCTGTTCACGCGGTCGTCTGGCTTCCGCCCGCCAATCGGCATCCAAGGCGCGTCTTTCGCGCAGTCACGCATCAATAACATTACGTTTGGCGAGTGGGAAAACATCACCATCAGCCTGCTGACGCCGCAAAATGTTCGCATGGACACGATCACCACGTTCGGCGGCGGTTACACGTTCCCACCTCGTGATGCGTCTGCCGTGACGGTCACGCAAAGTGGAACAACGCTAAGCGCCACCGCGCCGATATTCAGCACAACCGATGACCCAGGGCGCACAGTGTCCATCTGGGGCACTGGCAGTAGCAGCTATCGGCGCAAATCTAAGGTCGTCAGCTATACTGGCCCGCAAACGGTTACCGTTGACGAAAGCGTAACGGACGCCACCCCACGGCGGATCATCTTTGGCTCCCCAGGCGCATCCATGACTAGCGGGAGTGCCGCGCTGGTTGCTGATTTTCCATGCTTTACGGCGGAACACGTTGGCCTTGTCGTCTGGGTTAAGGGCGCTGGCGTCAATGGTGGCTTGCACCGTGCTAAAATCACAGTCTTTCAAAGCAGCAGCACGGTAACGCTGGACAAGACTGCATCAACGACAGTGACCAAGCAGGAGTTTGCAGTTCCAGCAATGGAGATTTACTCCGATCCAGCGTTCGGAAATGGTGCGTCTGACGTGCAGATCACCAAATTGCAGATCGAAGGTCACAAGGGCATTGGCCTTGGCATCTATGACGTGGACATCCTGCACATTCAGGGCAAGATCCACGCCGAGCAGACCATCAACAATCCGCAGGACATCTCGCTTGCGACCTTCTGGGCCGACCGCTGGGCGGGCTCGTTCCAAGGTGACTTCGACGGCCAGTATTGCGGCGAGCACCGCTCGTTCGTCACCAACCTGACGAAGTCGCTGCACATTCCTTCCCTCCACAGCCGGATCGCATACAACGATACTGTGATGTTGGTCGGGCCGTACTTCCCCGGCTACGAAGGTGCGCTGGTGGTGCTTGGTGACATCGCTCTGAGCGGCGGTTCTTCAACTGAAACGATTGGCAGCGGCCTATTCAAAGATACTGCTATTGGGTACGGGTTTTCTTTCACTGGTACGATCACCCAAGCCGAGTACGACAAGAACCTGCGATACCTAACACGGCAGATAACGGGAACAGACGACGGGTTGCTTACAGCGAAAAGCATCAAGCTAACGAATAGCGACGAGATTAACGTCATTCAGGAAAACCGCACTTTTTCAGTTGTGTTTGCTGATGCGGCTACCGGCGGGAATATCGCCACCGTTAGTTCTGTGTCTGGCAAGTATTCACGCATCGGCAGTCAAGTCCGCGCGCGTGTAAAGGTTTTGGGCCTTAACACTGCATCTTTGACATCTGGCAACCCGATTTATGTCAGGGGCCTGCCGTATGCGTCACGCGGAGCGCCGGAGGATTCATTTTTCGGGACTGTGCGACTTGATGGCGTGACGCAATCTGGCGCTCCATTCGCGGAGATTGGCCCAGGCAATAGCTATATCATTATCAGGATGAACGTTTCGAACATAACCACAGCGCCGACCCTTACCGCAGGGGCGTGTAATAATGGCCAAACGACCAATATGTTTTTGGATATCTGGTATGAGACAAGCGGGTGATGCTCCCGATAGACAATAATTGCACGAACACAAAAGGGGCATTTTAAATGGCTGATGACATCAACAAGTTCATGCGCGACTTTAACCGCTACACGGGCGACGGGTTGCCGAATGAGCCGGTAAACGCGCCGCTGCCGATTGGTTCGCCAAAGTCTGGGCCATATGTCCCGACCAAGCCGGAATTGCGGGCATGGGCCGAGGCTATCCAGCTGGAAACCGAAGCCGGTAGCCTGCTGAATGTCAAGATTACCGCAGAGGAATCGGCGCGGATTTCTGCGGATGCTGCCATTGCGTTGACCGTATCCAATGAGGCTGCGGCGCGCATCGCTGGCGACGGCAACCTGCAAACGCAAATCGCCAATCTCGCGGCGGGTGATATTCGCATTGTCGGTCCTGCGTTTGACGCCTCAACGGGCGCATTCCCTACGTCTGCGCAATATGGCGGAGTTACGAGGGCGGTGCAGGCTGGCGACACGTTCCGCGTGTCCGTGTCCGGCACTATCAGCGGGCAGGGTTTTGTCAAAACCGACACGCTGACGGCAATCAAAAATGCACCGTCTGCGTCGGTCTACGCTGGAAATTGGCAGATCGGCAAGCAATCCGAGATCCTAAACGCGGCTGACGTTCGCCCATTCCTTACGGAAGCCGCGACGCTTGCCGCGACTGATGTTGTGACAGATCAACGGGCGCAACCCGCAGGCGGCGGGCAGTGGGTGGTAAAGCCGCTGGGTTTCCTGCCGACATCGCCTACCGTCAAGAACGGGACTGCGTTCCAGTTCGTCAGCACGTCGCTAACGCAGGACTGCACGTTTGCAGAGGACACGCGGACGATTGCGTTCCTACGGTCGGTGCATGGGTCTAGTGGTACGATCACTCTTGAGTATGGCCCTCACAAATATCCGCTAAACCTCGCGCAGACTGGCGATTTTGACGTAACCACGTCTGGCGGCATTAAATTGAGCGTCAAAGCTGGGCTACTTGGCATTAATACAGATGCCTTCAATGTTCCCAAAACGGGCGCGGCTGACGCATCCACTTTACTATCAGTGATCTACAACAAATACAACGAGGTTTACACGCCAGCGGGCATCTACCGCATGGACAACCAGGTGGCTGTTACGAGCATACTTACCCTCACTTGTGACGACACGAGCGAGTACAATGACCTTGGAACGGTGTTCATCGCAAACTTCAATGATGCTACTAAATCTAGTATCAAGGTTGGTTCTGTAGGAGTTGGAAACTTCACCTTTACACTTCGAGGGAAGCCTAAGTTTAAAGCCACTACTGGCACGGCTGCGCACTCTGGCCTGCGCGTTCACACGTTTACGGCGTATGTTGGCGGATTTACTGGCCACTCATCTATAAATGGACTTTTCGTCTCTGACTCATATATTGGCTCTGTGGCGAACGTTTCCGGCAGCGGTAATGATTTTGTTGTCCGCATCGCAGGCAACACGAGCCTTGATTTCCTTAACATGAACATCGGATCTGTGCAGGGCGTCAACGCGGCTTTGCAGGTCGCAATCACTGGCGGGCATCTGACGTTCGATAAGTTGTATCTTGAGGCGCAATCTACTTACAACATGTCAATCATCGGAATTACGCGTTCGTCCATTGCAATCCGAAACGTGTATGAGGAAAACTCCACTAACTACGGTATCCTCATTTCTGCATCGCAGAACATTACTATCGACGGCTACCGCTCTAATACGAACAAGAAAGCTATTGTGATACAAAATGCATCGTCAAACGTGCGTATCGCTAACTTAATGGGTGCTGACCGTTTCGGTGAAAACGAGTTTGTTGACATTGATGGCACTTGCGACGGCATCTATGTCGAGGGCGTTCTGTTTGACCCTAACTCATCGGATGGTATCACTAACCGCAAATATAACCTTATCCGTGGTGTTGTGGACGGTCGGCCAGCGCCGCAGTGTGTATCCAATCCACAATTGCTACCCTCTGCAAATGGCTCTGTTTCTATTGTTGGTGGGTCTGCAATAATTACTGATGTCCCATCGGATAGCCGCATGGTTATGAGCAAAACATCAACGCGGGCCACAAGCACATTACCCATTAAAATCCCTATCACGCGATGGAAGCAGAACTCTTTCGTTGTGATCCACTGCATCTACAGATGCACCGACGCACCTAACAACAGTGTTGAAGTCGCTATATACAAATTTGGCAGTACAAAGATCAAAGCCTTCCAAGCGTTTCACCGCGCTGCATCAGGGTTTCAGTCTGTTTATATCGTGGGTCGATTGCCTGCGGATACTCTGGGCCAGTACTCAAGCCTAGAGCTTCGACCCGCAAGTGGCGTGACCGCAGATGTGCATTATTTAGGCATGAGTCTTTATGACGGCGGTGCCTTGCCATTTGGTGCGATTGATGAAAGCGTGACTTTTGTTTCGGATGCGGTTGCACTAAACACCGCAAGCACGGTTGCGTTCTTCAATAAATTCAGTGTCCCTAACTACCGTTTTGCGGGCTACGAACTGCAATATATGTCAAACACTGGTGCCGGGGCTACTGGCACTGTTGCCCTGGTTGCCCTTAACTCTACGGGCGCGGCATCTGGCGAATTGTGCAACTTCACGACAGACGCGAGCGCCTTTAGGGGCCAGCTTGCAACAAACCTTGCCCCGACAGGCCCCTACCCATTCCGTGACCACTGGATACCTAACGTAGCGAACGGGCTGGGGGTGCAGGTAAATACTCCATCGGCACACGCAGGCACAGCAAGGGTGATTGTTAAAGCCGTACCCGTTCAGGCGTCCGCATTATAAAGCAATCGGCTGGCGGTGGGAGTGCAATCCATACCCGCCAGCCTACACACCGACACGTTAGGAAATCGGCATGATGACACGCACAAAGGCCTAGGGGCCGCGATTCTGCAAGACAACGGGCGGATTTGCGCGGCGCGTGCGGAACGGGCCAGACAATGCCAACATTGGCGAGGTGTCCGCAAACCAATGGGCTGATTTCACGTTTAACGGCGCGAACTGGTATCTGTCACCACGCGGCTCTATAGTTTAACGGCAACCCCAAGGAGACGACACCATGACAGACGAACGCAAGGCAATCGAGGCGGCGCAGGACGCGCTATGCACGCTAAAGCAGGCGATGCGTACCATTCAGGACATCAACACCAAGTCCAGCAACCTTGAGGCTGCTAACGCGGCCATGGGGCTGCGCGGCGAGTTGATTGTCTGGCACAGCAACGCGACGGCCATGATGCACGCCTATTTCCCAGAGTTTGCGTCTGAGATCCAGACGCGGGGCGGCGGCGGGCGCTAACCATGACCGACTGGCAGTTACTCTATGCCGGTCTGCTAACGCTGGCGACCCTAACGGGTCGTCCGCACAAAGCGCTATTGCTGGTGATGTGGGGCAACTTCTGCCTTACGTTGCTGGTGAACGGCGACCCCCGCGCTGTGGCCATTGCAGACATCATCTGCGCGTCTGTGCTGGTCATGCGGACACCGCGCGAGGCGATCATCGCGGCTTTGTTCCTAATCATGATTCCAGTTTACATTCTGTCACATCACCTATCGTGGCCAGCGGGCGCAACCTATGCGATAGTGGACATAATCGCATACGCGCAACTGTGCGTGATGGGGAAGGTTGACGGTGGATATTCTGGTATCAGGCATTATTTTATTCAACGCGGCCATTCTCGGCGTGATCGTTTGGCTACGTCTTGGGCCAATCCGAGACATCAAGAACCATCTCGCAAGGAAAGCAGCCGATGACTGACCCGCAACGATTATCAGCAATCGAGGGCCGTCTATCAGCCTTGGAGATGCGCAACGCTGTGGACGAGGTGCATCATACCAACGTCACAACCCGCCTGGGGTCCATTGAGGACACGCTCAAGTGGCTTGTGCGGCTGATGATCGGCGGGATGCTGTTAGCGTTTGTCGGTTATGCAATGGGAGGCGGCTTGAGTGTTATTTAAGCGTCACATTAGCTTTCTGATCGGCGGGCTGTTTATGCTGGCCGCGTTCTATCTGACGCCGCTGGCGGGCCGCGTAGAGGGGCAACTCTTTCCTGTCGCCACTGACGTGAGGATCACGGCAACAGAGCGCACAGGCACGACGTGGACGCGGTTCTGGGGCGGCTTTGACAAGGTGCGCGATTGTGACTTCGTGCGAATTGATTGGGCGCTGCAAATTGGCGAGAATTACGCGGTCGCAGACTTCCGCTTTGATGAAGGCCCAAAGATCCGATATGAGGGCGGCGAGGACTTCGGCCCATGGGCGGTGCAGCTTAGCACGGAACAACTGCAAGAGCGTGGTTACGCCGTGGTTTTCCATCGGTGCCATCCGTTCTGGCTGACTGAAACGCTATTCTATAAGGGGCCGGTCGCAACGGGTCCGCTGTTTGCGCCGTATGGTGCTTTGAAGTGATGTCCGCGATGTGGTGACGCGCATTGATGATCGGACTAAGAGGTGGTGATCGTGGGATGGTCGCTACGCCATCTAACCTGATTTTTCCGATTTATGCTGACTTAGTTGTATCTGCCGGGATGGCCCGCTCAGGCTTTCGGATTTTAGCGGCCCCGCGCTCCGTCAACGTTGCGTGTCTGCTTTCCACGCCGCCACGATCACGCTAACCTACCTACACCATCCGCCATGAAAGGCAAGCCATGAAAAAGCCAATCTTCTACGCAGCGCTGCGCACAAAGAATAGCGGCGTTTTCGGCGGCGCGCTGAACACGGCACAAGTGAATGGCCTAGAGGTTATCCTAGCTGCCGGCGACGGACTGCCGATCACGCATCTGGCCTATGTTCTCGGCACGGCTTACCATGAGACAGGCGCGACGATGGAGCCAGTCCGCGAGGCATACGGCAAGAGCGATGCCGATACGGTCAACCGTCTGGAAAAGGCATGGGCCAAGGGGCAACTCAAGTGGGTGAAAACCCCCTATTGGCGCTTTGACATGTCGGGGCAGGCTTGGTTCGGGCGCGGCTATGTCCAGCTTACGCATAAGGCGAACTATGCCAAGGCGGCGGCGCTGACTGGCGTTGACCTTCTGGGCAACCCCTCGCTGGCAATGGAACCTGCAATCGCGGCGAAAATTCTAGTGCATGGATCTGCTGACGGAATGTTCACGGGAAAGAGCCTGTCGGACTATCTGCCGGGGGATTACGTCGCGGCCCGCAAGGTCATCAACGGCACCGACAAGGCGTCACTGATCGCGGGCTATGCCGAGGCGTTTGAAACTGCGCTGCGCGGGGCGTCATATAGCCCCATCGCAAACGCGGTGCCTGTCGCCCCCGCAACCCCGACAAGCGCACCAGCGGCCCCCGTTGGCGCTCTGGCGGCTATACTGGCGGCTGTGGTGGCGTTCTTTGCGTTACGCAAATAAATAAGCCCGCGTCTGTATCATTGGCGCGGGCTTATTCCGTTTGGTCGGTCCTATTGTGTAAGGTCTGTGATCTGGACGAAACGACCGTCCAAAAACTCGGCTGCGTCGCGTGCCCAGATTGGCTGTTCGGGGCCGGTGTGAGCGTAGCAGATCGCGGGGCGGGTGGTCGCCTCAAGCATGGCGTAGCCGGTGACTGCGTAAGCGCCGCCAGACTTGACGTGCTGCCATTTGCTATTGATCGGGGCTGCAACTTCTACAGCAAGTATTGCGTTGGTTATTTCGTTGTTCGTCATGGGGCGTCCTTTAAATGATTGGTTGAGGCGCAAGCAGATCGAGTAACTGCCGGCCGATATAGTTGGTGTATTGTGGTGGGATGCTTTGGGCTAATTCCTTCTGCCCAAGCCAGTGCAGCCCTGTCATTTCCTGCACCATACCGACGCAGGGGAAGTGGCCGACATACTGAATAAATTCGCCGTCCTTTGGCGGCCTTCCCATCTTTGCGTTAGGCGCATCATGTGGCGGGTGCGGCGGGGCTGTAATCGGCATGTTGCTTTCAAACAGACGGTGACGATATGTCCGCATCCCAAACATTGAACCGCACAATTCGATAGGATTAATAAGCGGGCTACCGGGAACATTTTCGATCACATATGGCTTTCCAATAGACCGCAGCGCATCGCGGGTTGGCTCAATCAGGTCTGCATATTCTTTGCCTGCGGATCGAAATTGCATGGACGCCATAGAGTAGGCTTGGCAGGGCGGCGATGCGTGGATCACATCATATTCGTGGTGATTTTCCATCACAAATTCAATCGCATCTGCCTTGATAAACCGCCCCCGATGCCGTGGCTGATCGACAATATCAACTCCGGTAATGTCAAAGCCTGCCAGCTTATAGCCGTGGCTTGCACCGCCTCCGCAACAATAAAGGTCGAGTAGTTTTAGCATCCTTGTCGGTCCTTGTGTAAGCGTTCTATTTTGTAGCGTCTAAGTAGAACAATACTTTGTTCGGAAAAGATAGCAAGCGGAAAAGCGAACAAAGTATTGTTCTAGTGTTCGGGGGGTGCTAAGTAGGGTGCATGAGAATACTTGTATACCTTTATGACCGCCCCCGTTCTGACACCTCACATATGGGGGTCAATGTTTCACTGACATTCACGGACGCGCCGGGAACGCGCCGCGCCGATCTGACTGCCCTAGTGGACAGCGGGGGCATTAGAAGCGGCGACGTGCTGCGCCTATGCGCTCTGTCTGACCTTGGGCATGGTGCCGCAAGCAAGGCCATGCAGACGCGCATTGAGGCTCTGGGGGCCACGATTGAAGTCATGCCGCCGCAGAAGGTCGCGGAAGGTGGACGGCTATCTAAGAAGCATCCACGCCGCGCCGATATGTGCGCGATCTGGTGGTCGTCTCTGGATCAGGCTGACGCGCTGGACAAGATCGGCAGGATCGCGGGGCAGAAGGTTAATCGCAATCAGGTCAACCGGCTGTGCAAGTATAGCCGGAACCCTGACGATAGAACTTTGGATTAAGGAGGCAAGAGGCATGCGCGACAGGCGAATTTATATGTATCGCGAATGGGTATTCTGCGGCTGGCGATCTTGGGTCTTTGGCGTCGATGTTGATAAGGATATTGATATTTGCCTTGGCCCCTGGATTTACAGAATTGTCTGCGATTAAACCGAACAAACCGTAGGGGAGCAAGAGAGATGGACTTGATGGAAAGAGCAACCGGCACAATCAAGCAGCTTACGGCGAAGATGGACGCTGAAATTATGCAATGCCTGACTGATAGGCTGGGCAAGGATTTTGCCGTTATGCAGATTGATAGATCACGTCTTATGGCCCGCATGGAGCAAGACGGCATCACAACATTCATTCTTGACGGCGAGCCATTCCTGCAAGCGTGGCCTGTGAAGATCGAAACTGACACCGAAGGCGGAAATCACATCATTCGCGCGTCACAACAGTTTAAGCGACTGCAAACCGAACAACCCGAGTAGGAGCAAGAGACATGGGCGATAATCTTTTAAACTGGGCTGTGGCGAAATGGCAAGGCGAGGTTGAGAACCGCCCGCTAGGGAACGTCAACCGACGCACACTAGACGACACTTGGCGGCAAGTAATCCGATTTGCTGGTGGTGATCCTGACCTTCTGGTCGGGCCGAGCCATGACGATCTGCTGTCCGAACCGAACAAGCCGTAGGGGGGACACCACCCCGCTAGACCAAAGGCATCGCCCGCGCTACAATGCGGGCGAACCTTGAGAGGATAGGACATGGCAAAACCATTAGTTGACCAGCCGACCGCGCGACCGACAAACAAGCTGGCCATTGCGGTTCTGATCGGTCCCGCAGTGACTGAGATTTGGGGCGGCGTCATGGCTGAGATTTACCCAGCGCTGGCCGGGGCTTCTACGTCGATGCTGGTGGGCGCTATCGCTGCGCTTGCTGTTGGGTATCTCGTGCCGGATCGGGCAAACACATGATTGCCACGGCTGTAACCATGCTTGCGGGGCTGGCGCTGGCGGTGCTAGCCTACATCAAGGGGCGGTCGTCTAAGGCCGCTGACGATGCGCAATCCCGCGCGGATACACTTCTAGGAGCGCAAAATGCGGATACTGGCAACCCTGACGGCAGCGGCGATCTTGAGTTCTTGCAGCGCCGTGGCAGATCAACCGGCACTGGTAAGCGTCCTTGACCCGCTAATGACAAACCACGCCGCAGCCCTTGGAGGCGACGACGTGGCGCAGATGCGGCGAACGGGGCGAATACTTATCTCGATATATGACGCCTCAACCTTCCGACGAACCAACTAATTCCCGCAGGCCCGAAGTTGCCCGTCACCTAATCGGTGGCGGGTTTTTCGTTAGAACGTCTCAGTCGCTGTTAGTGCGGCATCAATTTGATCTTCAAGGTTGCCGCCATTATGCCAATCAGGCAATGCCAGCTTTGCAAGAAGCAACGCCTCCCGCAGCTTGGCAATCTCGGCCTGCGCGGCGTCTAGGATATCGGATCGGACGTATTCCACGATATGCGGATATTGCGTGTTGCCGCATGAATCGTCCCACCATCCACCGCCGATGAAATTGCACTCGTCTGGCTTGGCATCTTGCGCGTAAATCCGTTCCGGCGCGTCTGTCTGGTCGGTCATTTCATTGCCTCCGCATAATACCGTCCGCCCAATTCCAAGCGGGACGCCTCGTCAAAGTGGATGCCGTCGAACGCGGTCAGCCCGTCGCTGCTGGCGATCCGCACGCCGTCGATCTGGCCCATGTAGTCATTCATCGCGTCATATTTGCCGCCTTGGAATAGCTGGCCCATGACCTTGACCGTCTCGGCGTCAACCATGCCCTTGTCGCCCATCTCGGCGATGTTGCCGTTCCATGTCGCCACGAACTCAGCGCCGGGGGTTTGATAATCCGCCTCGCCCTGGTGGATCAACAGATAGTCGGCTGGCGGCAGTTTGGACGTGTCGTAGCGCGCGTCCATCATCTGCGCCACGCTGCCGCCGTTGCCGAACTCGACGGCCTTCTGTCCACCGATTGCGGCCTGAATGTAGATCGTGTCATTGCGGCCATTGCCAGACTCTAGGCGGCTGACGAACTCGGTCTGGATGCCGGACTTTGTGCCCTGCACCATATTGGACTGACCAATGGCGAATACGATGGTCGGGTCATCCACTGGCGGCGGTGGCGCGCGGTCGATTACAGGGGCCATAGGCGCGTCAATCGGGCCGTATGGATTGGATGCGCTGCCGCAGGCTGTGAGGGCGACAAGGGCGGCGGCTGATAGGATGCGGGCGGTCATCACATATCCCCCCCGCACATCACGCAGACGGCGTTGAACACCCACGAGCCGGCGAAGTAAAGCAGCACGAGGGCTGTGGCGGATGCGCTGCACAGGAAAACCGGCATAACGATAGGGTAGCGGCGTGGCCGGCGCATCGGCGTTGCGTTGGCGTGCATGTCGCGGAATGGCGTGGGCGTGTCGATGGGTAGGGTCATTGGGGGGCCTCCGGTAGATCATCGTCGCCGCTATAGCTTTCGCCAGTGGCCGTGTCATAAATATAAAAGCTGCGGTTGGCCTTGAGGAACGCAGCGGCTGGTTCCTCTTGCGAGGATTCACCAGAGCCAAAAAAGCCATTGTATTGCATGGTTACGCTTACCTTCTGGCAGTCATCGGACACCTTGAAGCATGGCAGCGGGTCGATTGATCCGCCATCGCCGGAAAACCCGACGATGAATAGGTCTAGATCATTCATCCCCGCATCCCCCGAATATCGCTGTCCCGCTGCGTGTCCTGCGGGCCGAAGTCAGCCGCCGCATCGCTGCAAGCGTTGGCGATTGTCTCGACGCTGATGGCCTCGTCTAGGTATCCCGCGACGTATTCCGTGATCGTGTCGCGGATGGCGTCGGTTAGTTCTGTCTGGTGGCGGTGTTGCATCATTCATCCCCTTTCAATTTCAAGGCCAGCCGCGCGGCCATAATGCGCAACCGGTTGTCTGCTAGTACCTGCTCAACCGTGACCCCGGCGAATACGTCATTGGACGCAATCCAGTCGCGGGCCTGGCTGTCGGTCAACTCATAGGCCGCACGGGTTTCCTCTGGCGACCGCGGGCGGCCTTGCAGCATTGCCACGCTGTCCACGACGGTTGCATCAATGCGTGCCTTGGTGGCGTCTGTCATGCCAGTATAAACGCGGTCCAGCCCCTTGCCCATGCGGTATGCCGCGCGGTTGGCTGCGGCTTCGCCCTTGAGGTAGGTCATGGCTTGGCCTCTGGCTTTTCGTGATTGGCCCAATGCGTTGCTGTGCCATGGCATTCAAACCCATCCTGCCATAACTCAACCTCGATTTGGAATGCATCGTCACAGCACACCCAGCAATCGCCAGAATATTCAGCAGGCGAAACTGGCGTGTCATCAGACCATTCACCATCAGCAAAGTATGCCTCGCAAATACCGTGGCAGGTAGTGAACAGGACAACTGCTGTCCCATCCTTCGGTGCAGTCTCAATCGGTTGCCATTCCATCAAAGCACCTGCGCCGCAATAAACGCCACGCCGCAGAAGGCGAAGCCCGCGCATATCACGATCATGACGCCATCGACAAATGCCTGATAGCGCGCCGCGTTGTATTCTTTCCGTGTCATCTCATGCTCCTTTGCTTCCGTTACGGTTAGGCTGGGGATTACTCCACCAGCCCTATTTTGAACACTGGCCCTAGTTCGATCCAGTTGACCCGATTGTGCGCCTTGCGGTGGGCTTCTGTGTAGCCGCTGGCCTGCACCGTTTCTTTGCGCCCGCTGTGCCAGATGATTTTCCAAGTTTGCATTTCGTCGTCTCCTTTGCTTCCGTTAAACTGACCATACCCCTAGGCACAATTCAATGTCAACAGTGAATAATCATTTGCCGCTGAAAATCCGCCGTGCCTCGGCCTCAACGTGCGGTCGGACTAGTGCAGGGATGCGCCCCAGCATGTTGCGCCGTTCACCCGTGGTCGGGATGGCCAGCACGGACTTTGCGCCGTTGTGTATCTCGAACCTTGCCCAGCTTTGAATCGCAGCAGGCGCGGATTCCATCGCCAACTCCCCAGCCAGCACGCGCCGCAAGGTTTCGGAGGGTCTCTCTACGTCATTCGGCCACATGGTTTATCCAATACTCTAGCGCCTGCCACGCGGCCTTGTAACCGAACGCAACGCAGGCAAACGCGCCTTGTCCGGCGGCGGCTGTTAGATATTCGCGCTGCCCGTCCTGCCACGCCGATTGCGTATAATCCTGCCGCTTCATTTCGCAGGCAAACGCAATCCGCGCCGGAATAATGATGTCACAAGCCCCCGGCATCATGCCCTCGGCCTTGTCCCTGGCCAGCCCCTTGAATTGCCCGCCGCGAAGCTGCCCCTCATTTTTCGGGTGCAGCGCCAGCAGTCCAAGGCTGTCAGGATATTCGCGGCGCAGGCGATTGAAAAACGTCGCCTGTTCTACGCCTTCGCGTGGGCATTTACCGCGAAAGTCCAGATCGCCAAAAACCAGCACGCCCTTGGCCGCTAGGTCGGTGAAATCGTTGCGGTTCATTGCGCTGCCCCCATTGCTTTTACGGCTTCGTCAGCATCGAACCAATGGCCTTGCTTCCGGTCGCCGCGCTTTTCCTTGTGTTCGTATCCGTCCGGCTGCGCGTCAATCGTTTCATTGTATCCGGTGCAGCGATAAAACCCCGAATTGGCGTCTTTCACATAGGAAACCGTATAGGGCTTTCGGTCGCCGTCCTGCGTCTGCACTTGCCACATAGCAAATTCCTGCATTCCCCGACTGTGCGTTGCGTCTGGCTGTAGCCACGTCGAAAATGACCGATATGGCGTCACCCAATCAACGCGAACCGTCCGCTTGCCTGTCTGCGATGTGCCGGGCTTTGCCGTCATGCTTAGAACCTCGTCACACTGGCGGCGCGTCGGGTCTTTCTTCATGGCCTTAAAGTCACCGATCAAGCGCTCATTCGGGTCAACAATTTCTGCGCGGCATTCGCAGCAATATCGAGCGGCGATGTCGTTATGCGCTTGGCACGCCGGACATTCCTTGCCTGTCCAGCGATACCCGCAGCGCTCATACTCGCCGCGCGATCCGGTGCGCACTTGGCCAAAGCATCTGCGGCCAAAGTGACCGGGGATCGGGCCCTGCTCGACTAGTATCTGCTGCCCCTCAAGGTCCAGCACATAGCCCGCCTCGTCCAGTTCATAATCCAGATACTGCGGATTAGCGGTAAACGTGTTTTCGGCGCTGCACTCTGGGCAGATGCAAGTGACGCCACCCCCGGCCCCGCCGCCTTTATTGGCCTTGATCGCTGGGGCGAACAGATCGCCATCGGGGCAATGGTCGTCAAGGTTGCTGGTATAGTCCAGTACGAGGCAATCTACCTTGACATCATCCAGACGCAGGCCGCGCCCGATGATCTGTTGCAGCAGTCCCACCGATTCCGTCTTGCGCAAAATGGCAATGACATCCACATGAGGCGCATCAAACCCCGTTGTCAAAACTGACACGTTCACAAGGTATTTCAGCGCCCGCGACTTGAATCGCGCAAGGATGTTGTCGCGCATGGCCTTGGGTGTTTCGCCAGTCACGATAGCGGACAATTCAGGCGGCAGGGACGCCATGACTTCGTTAGCGTGCTGCACGGTCGCGGCGAAAAACATCACGCCCTTGCGGCCCCGGCTTTGCGCTAGAACGTCCGCCACGATTGCCGATGTCTTGCGTCCGTGGCCATGATACGCGCGATCAACCGCCGCACTGTCAAACTTGCCTTGTGCGTTCGCCGTCAATCCTGCCGTGTCATATCCTTTGGCGTTGATGCCACCGATGACTGGCGGCGTTAAAAAACCTGCCTCGATCAATTCGCGCGCATCAATGCGGATGATGCACTTTTGAAAATACGGATCGCGGGACACATCGTCGCCGTTCACCTTGGCCTGCTTGCCCTTGGCGTCTGGCCATTCGCGGAAAATGTATCCAGATCCCAAGCGATACGGCGTGGCGGTCAGGCCCAGAACGCGAAGGTTCGGGTTTGCTTCGCGCATAGCTTCGATAATGCCAATCAAGGTTGGCGTTAGCCCGTGGCACTCGTCCACGATAACAAGTGCAAAGCCGTCATTGCCGTGACGTTGGAAGGCGCTGATCCGGTTCTTGACTGTCAGCGGCGAACCAAACACGACATGATGCCGCAAGTCTTTGCCGCCGGCGCTGGCGCTGAACAGGCTGGCCTTATTCCCGGTGGCCAAGTATTTTTCGCGGTTCTGCGTCACAAGTTCGGCGCTGGGCGCAAGGCAAAGCACGCGCTTGCCTGTCGTGCTGTGGATCGTGTCGGCAATGGCTGCGATGATGTGCGACTTGCCAGCACCGGTTGCGGCGTCGACTACCCCCGGCGCTACGGTCTGGCGCATCCACGCAATCGCGGCATCGTGTGCCGACTGTTGATATGGGCGCAGCATTATTTCAGCCCCCAGCTAGACGACGCCTTACCGCGAAACGGTTCAAGGTCAGCCTTTGGCGCATACTTGGCCAGCGCCTTTGCATAGGACACAGACCCTTTGCGCTGCGTTTCAGTCAGCTTGCGGCCTGCAACGATAGCGTTTTTGCCGCCTGAAAGCGTGACCATCTGTTCCAATAATTCCTTGCGCTTGGCCGTGGCGTTCTCAATTGCCTCGGCAAGTTCGTCATATTCCGCAACCATGCGGGACGCTTCCGGCGTGTCGATGGTCACGCGCTTGTCGCTGATGTAGTCCGCAGGATCATCCAGCGCCGCCAGATATTCAGCATAAAACTGCCGCAGCCGTGGCAAGTTTTCATCGCGCCATGACTGATCGACGTGAACGGATTCCGTGCGGTTGCCGTTCACCGACCACTGGAAGAAGTCCCACCACTTCCGGCCCGTGACCCAAAGCGAAAATTGCACTTGGTCATAATAGTGCGGCAGATCGCCATCAATAATAGACAGAAACTCAGGGTGTTTTTCGCTGCGCTTGCCGAACGGACATTTAATTTCAAGCCCGCCTTGCCCACCGATTAGCCCGCCCACGTCGCATATAGCCCAATCCTCGTGCTGGACAAATCCGACCAGATCGACGGTTGCGCCGGTCAACAGCCGGTATTCAAAAAGCGCGTTTTCCTCGTTTCGTGTGCCGTATTCCGTGGCAATGTTGCCGGTGAACTCAGACGGCGCACCGACCGCCGCGCGAACCATCGACCGCATAGCATCGTCGCGGCTCATATACGGCGCATGGCCCAGAATAGCACCCACGATGCTGGCAGTGATCCGCCCCTTGCGTGCCTCAAACCATTCAGGGCTGCGCTGTTCTAGCGTTTGGGTTTGGTTACCAGTTCCCATAAAGCACCCCCTGAAACAAAGCGATTCGTTTCTGCTTGTCTTTGATATTCATTTGCTTGGCGGCGGCTGTTGCAGCTTTCCATGCCTTGAACTGCGGCCAACCATCAACGACGATCAAATTTACCTCGCCGCGACGATAAGTAATGAACGGTGCCTCAAACCCATAATTTTCAGGCTCTGCTGTCATTTTGAAACCGTTGCTTTCAAAATTTCCAGATCCCCTCAGATCCAGAACTACAAAGTCTGCATCTGTATCCATCGGCGCAGGGCTGCAAATTTCACGGCTTCCAGTTCGCATAAAGGGCATCCCTAGATTGCCAAGGTCAACCCACGCTTGATCTTCTGTATATTCCATCGTAACCTCTATATGTTGTGTGTCCCACCGCGACGAACCCAAGGCTTGGCGCATCAAAAAATGCCAAGCCTTGGGATATTATCCGTTTAGAACGGGATTTCATCGTCCATGTCAGCACTACCGCCGCCGCTATAGCCACCGCCGCTTGCCGCAGACTTTGGCGCGCTGACGTGCTTGGGATTGGTCGGCTTGATGTCAACGCCATGATCTGACGGATTTACCGCGCAGACCCAATTTCCCATGATCTTGTCGCCGGTGTTGCGATCAACCAGATCCCAGACCTGCACCGTAATAATCATCGGCTTGTTTTGCAGGGCTGCGGCCAATGCGTCATTGGTCGGGGCTTCGTTGCTGGCGGACAATGCGCCGCCCGCGTTGGCGTCGATGGCCGAAAGCATACGGCGGGCCTTGTCGCGCTTTTTCTTGGCCTTTTCGGGGTCTTTCACCGAAGGGTCAAGATCGGTCACATACAGCTTGTGAAACACCTTGCGGTTTTTGTATTCATCCGGCGACAAGACAGACCAGCGGATGCTGATAAAGTTAGCCTCGTCCTTGCTGTCCCATTTCACCTCGTCCGGCAGCGCCAGCAGCGATGACCCCTCTGGGATCGGGTCGAAGTTCCCGCCGCCTGGGATCTCATATCCGGTTCCGGTGTCCTTGGCGCTTTCGCCGTCGCTCAGATCCCAAAAGCTCATTGTGCTTCTCCTTCTGTGTTGTCATTCTCAAGGGCCTGCTCAGCCTTGTCTTGTGCCGCAGCAATGCGAATTGCCTCAAGGGTGGCGTCGTCTTTCGTGACCGATGCGCCGATCCCAGAAACCGGAATCAACCCAGTGAAAGGGTTTTCCCCAGCCTTGAACGGGATGGGCTTGGTGATGCCGTAACGGTTTTTGGAAACCGATGCCGCTGTGGCGTAGCAGATCACTTCGCGCGCGCCGGTGGACACGGCCTGCTTGCGTTCGCCCTCGTCGCCTTTGACAAACGTGACCAGCCGCAGGAAACCCACCATGTCCACGTCATCAACGTATGGCGGCAGCGACTTGCTGGGCAGGCGCAGCGAATAGCGCATATAGTCGTCGCTATCCGGCAGGCGCATTGTTTCGACATCGGCATGGGCGACAAAGACGACGTTGATGCCTTTTGCGTTCATGGCCGCAGCAGCTTTGCGAACGCGGCTGTGCATTGCCACAACGGCTGACGTGCCGTTGCCGTATCCGCCCAACGCCTGATTGAGCGATTTGGCCTTGCCATCCAAACGCAAGACATCCTCAACAAAAAGCGCCTCTAGCTTGGTAACGCTGTCGATCACGACTGTCTTATAGTCATGCGCCTCAGTGGCCAGCGCCATAAGCTGCTCCCAAAGCTGCGAAGCCGACTTGACGACTGGCAGCGCATCGGGGCGCTGATCGGCTGCGATAGACTGCAATCCATCCTCGACGCGCACAAAGATTGGCTTGGGGAATGTTGCGGCAAGTGAAGTTTTGCCCATGCCTGCGTCACCGCAGATGGTAATGACCGGCGCACGGTCGCGCGGTTTCTCGATCTGTGTAAGGATGCTCACGGCTTCCCTTTCTATGTTATGTGGCCATTGGCCTTGCATGGCGGGACATGCTTCTAACCCGCACTGCCCTTATGCGGCATTGACAACTTGCCGTCAACTAAATAATGTCACCCCATAGCAATAAAGGAGCCTGACCCAATGGCGGCAATCACATTAGACGAAGTCCGAACGGCGTTGCGCGGCATGAAGCTGGCGGACGTGGCCTATGAAACGCGGCTGCACTATAACACGGTGCGCAAGATCGCGAACGGCCAGCACAGCAACCCGAATCTTGATACGTTCAACACGCTGACGGCGTATATTCAGGGCAAGAAAGCCACGGCGCAATGACTGGTGCGGGACACACCACAACGCCGCAGGATTCTATGCACTATGACCACATCGTAGCCTGCGCGCTTGGCGACATAGGCCAGTGGCACGTTCACCACCCGCAGGCGGCGCTAGATGCGGCCTATGGCTACCTTGCCAGCCAAAGCGCGGGCTTGCCGTTCGTTTCGATGGTTGATGAAACGGCACGCGATGATGCGCGGTTTTGGTCAGAGACAGCCAGCCTGCCCGAACTGGAGTGCTACACCTTTGCAGCGATCGACAAGATGCGCGGGTCTGCGTTTGCGTCTCGGCAGGTGAAGCGTCTGCTTGGCGCATTGTGGCGGCGCATGGCCCCCGCTGAAAAGACCGCTTTCATTAAGTGGGTTGGCGATTTTGAGGGGTGGGCGCGATGACCTGGAACCTACCACCCAGCAACGGCAGCGCCGACGACAACGCACCCGCACCAGTGCCCAGCGCAACGCCTGCACCACGTCGCGGGCCTGTGGCGGTGGCAACGCGGCCTGTATCAGAGTTTGACGACGTGGCGCTGCATGGCTTTGTTCCAGACGCGCCGCCCACTCCGCCAGAGCATGAAGGCATCACAATGCCCTTCCCCGTCGATGACATTGACCTAATGCGCCCGCCGGGGTTTGTCGGCCACGTTACCAACTGGATTGACGGCCAATGCCGCTATCCCCGCCGGCGGCTGTCGGTTGCGTCTGCTATCGTGGCAGTGGGCAACATCGGCGGGCTGCGGCACGAGGATGAGCGCGACGGCATCACAGCGAACATGCTGGCGTTTTGCGTTGCGGCATCATCGACGGGCAAAGAGGCGGTGCAGCAGGCTGTGGCGCAGATGCACGTTGTCGCTGGCATTCAAGGCGCGCTGCAAGGCGGCATCAAGTCCGAACAGGAAATCATGCGCAACCTGATCGAGCATCAAGCGGCATTCTATGTTGTGGACGAGATCGGCATTTTCCTAACCAAAGTGCGCAATGCCCAGAAGAAGGGCGGCGCGGCGTACCTCGAGGGCGTGTTTGGCGCGATCATGTCGGGCTATTCAAAGGCGAACAGTCGGCTGCTGCTGCAAGGCGATACCAAGCGCGAATTGCGCAAGATGTATGCCGGATCTTTGTCGCGGTCCCAAGCTGACGGAGACGACGCGGGCGAAGCGCGGGCACACCGAATGCTGGACATGATTGACGAGGGCTTAGAGCGGCCTTTCTTGTCGGTCATGGGCTACACCACCCCCAGCACGTTCGACCAGGTGATGGACGGCGAAACGGCGACGCAGGGCTTCGTAGGGCGCGCGCTGATCGTGGTCGAGCCTGACATCAACCCGCGACCACGAAAGGCGTTTAAGCGCGCTGAAATGCCCCTGCCAATGCACATGCGGCTGGCCTCCCTATATGCGGGCCTTTCGTCCGCCCACGACGATGCAGGGGGGCGCGTAGAGTTCATGGGCGAACGTAAGGTGATCCACACCACATACGACGCGGACGAGATGCTGACGACGTGCCTCAACTGGCTGATCGACTACGCCGACGACATGGGCGAGGCGACTGGCGAGGCGTCCGTGGCGATGGTGCGGCGGTCCTATGAAATGATTGCAAAGATGTCATTCATCATGGGCATGGCGGACGGCGAACGAAACGCCGAACACGTCCGCTGGTCGTTCGCTTATGTGTTCCAAGAATTGAACTCCAAGATCAAATTGGTGTTCGCCAATGACAACGAAAAGAGCCGCCCAGCAGATGCGCTGGCGGCGCGGATTGTGAACGCGCTGGACGATGTGAAAGGCACCTCATCCTCCGTTTTGGCCAACCGCATGAAGAAATCGAGACCTGATGTTGACGCCATTTTGGGGCAGCTAGAGGCGCGTGGGATCGTCAAGATGTCCGGCGACGGGCGAAAATACAAAGGCAAGACGGTCGTTACCTGGATCAAAACTGGCCTAGAATAGCCAAAAGCAGAAATGCACAGAATGGCATCATTCGTGGTGCCATTTTGCATTTCTGCAATAATAGGTAAGCACTGCTGACCATATCGTAAGAAGTTACGAAAAAAAGGTAGAGCCTTTGGATAACTTTACTGCTTAGAAAACAAACGATAAAACGGCAATCATACGAACTTATCTGGTTTCCTAGACATATATCCAGAGACAGGGGGGGGGTACCCCCTCTCTCTCTCAAAACAGACTATAGGGTATTGAGATAACTTCTTATGATAGCCATATTATTCAATGTTTTCTAAGCAGTAAAGTTATCCAAACTCCTCTACCTTTCCGATAACTTTCGTAAGATGACAAAGCCGTGATAATCCGCATATTGTAGAATTACACGTTGCTTTACTCATACACATATATAATGTATACATATACATCATCTTACATTTGAGTTTTGAAATGAAAATTGAAAATAATATTCCCATGCCCGTCACGTCTAAATCTTCGCCGTATCGTAAATACCCGTTTGCAGAAATGAAGGTTGGAGACAGCGTGTTCTTTGCGGACGAGCCAAAGGGTACGCAATCTAACCCGTCTGTGGCGTCGAGAATGTATTCTGCGCACTCACGGAAGAAGTTTAGTTCTCGCAAAAAGCCAGATGGCGGAAGCAAGTTCACCTCCCGCAAAGAAGGCACCGGCGTCCGCATCTGGCGCATCGCATAGCGTCATTTTGTTTCGCGGGTTCCACATTTAACTGTTGACTACGCGATCATTACGCGACATTGTACAGAGGCGCGGTGGGTGTTCCTACCCGCCTGCTGCGCAACTTAACAAACCATCAAGGATAGACAAATGACCGACACCACATACACAGCCGTTCAAGTCCCCCGCGAGGGCACGTTGCCACGGATCTGCATCGACGGCGATTGGTACGTTGATGAACTGGAAACGGCGGAGGATTGCGAGGACGCGATGCTGATGCTGTCAGAGGCAATCATCAACATCGAGACGCGCCTAGAGGAACTGCCGCCCGGCGACCCGCGCATCGTTAAGACCAACGCGGCATACAAGTGGAAGCGCCTAGCGGTAAAGCAGGTCGAGGTTCTACAGCGCAAGCTGGAACGCGACCGCAAGAACGCGCTAATGCAGGACAATGACCGGATGTTCATCGACTGGATCAAGGCGAACCATGTCGATGCTTTCGACGCAGCCGCCGCGCATTTTCGGTGGGTGAAGCCATGATGACGTGGCAGCAATGCGCAGACGCGGGAATGTCTAAGGCTGAGGCAGCGAGGCATCGTGGATGCAACCCACGTTCTGCGCTTTATCAAGAGAAGCGTTATGGCATGAAGTTCGCTAACGGGCGCAAAACGACAGAACACGCACAACGTGCAGCGGATCGGGTCAATGCGCGGTTTGCTGCAAAGACGGCACACCTTACAGCCAAGCAGGTTGAGGTATACCACGAGATTTTAGCAAAGTTCGGATACAACAGCGCGGACGCTATGGCGATTGCGGAGGCAAGCTGATGGCAAAGTCACCGCATGACGCTGCAATCCGCAAGTGCTTCGAGGCAGGAATGACGCAAGTTGAAACTGCAAGGCATCTGGGGATTGGCCCCAACGCGCCCTACCGATGGTCAAAGCGATATAACGAGGTGTTTGAGGTTGACCGCACCACGCCAGCAATTCTAGGCGGTCTGGCTAAAGCGCGCGCGGCGAACGTAGACCGGCACCGCATGAAATGGTCGCCAAAGATAGACGCGCTTTGGAATGACGCCAGCAAGACGCAAAAGCAAATCGCGGCAGAGTTGGGATGCAATGCACGAACGCTAGTGCTTGCTGCGCGCCGCGAGGGTAAGCCGCACAGAGGATCTGACGCTGATTTGCTGAACGGACTGACGCCAGATCAAACGAAAGATGCAATGACCCTACGCCGCGCCGGATACACGCTGGTCGAGTCGGTCAAGATAGCCACGGCACCCAAGACGAAAATTAGATTTGCAAAAGGAAAAACGGGATGATCAACCAACCAAAAACATGGGCCGAATGTGCGGCTGACGGCATGACGCTAGAACAGGCGGCAGAAGCCCGCGGTCGTAACGTCGATGCAGCACAATGCTGGGCAACGCGCAACGGCGTCACGTTTGGCAAGCAGCCGGATCTATCATTGCTGGCCGGTACGATGCTGGAACGCATGATCAAGGTTGCCGAGATTGAATCGCGCCTCGCAGCACAGCGGGACCGCCGACCATATCGCCGCTGCGGACTGCCGATTGAGCCAGGCATCCAAGAGGGCCAGCGCATGACAGACGACGTTGCCCGAAAGATCGAACGCCTGCTGTTGACCGTAGGGCCGATGACCATGGCTGAGATAGGCCGCAGGCTCGTCACAAGCCACAACACGACGCGTCTAGCGATCCACAGGGGCAAGGAGCAGGGCAAGATGCACTATAGACGCCCTACGGCTGGCACAGCGGGCGCATATGTGGCGGGGCGGGCGTGACCGCCTTCACAGCAACGCACGACGGCGGCAACATCACCGTGTCGGGGGCGTGGATAGATACTTTCCCCGCGCAGGATGCAGAGCGCAGGCTGGTGCTGTATGACCGCAAGGCGCATTGGCCGGGGTATACGCAGGCGGCGGATGCGCTGCGGATTTGTTTGGCCGCGTGCAAATAAGCTATTGCGTATGGTGTCGCGTAACGCTATAGATAGTGCATGGAAACGAACCACACCGGAGACAAGCAAATGACCCTCGAAGCAAAAACAATCGCCCAAATGTCCGCAGCCGAAAAAGCAGATTTCATGAAGGCTTTCGCATCGGGCAACATGGAAGTCGCCGCAGAACTTATCAAAGCAAACATGCAGCAGGCAGTTGAAAAAGAAGCCCGCATGGCCCGCAACCTGACATGCAACCCGCGCAACCTTGCAGCGTTTTCCGGTATTGTTCTGGACATGATGGGGGAGGCGGCATGACCGCCGCAGAGCGCAACCGCCGCAAGCGCCGCCTCGAGCGGGCAGGGTATAAGGCATTGCCTACAGGGTGGGTTCCAGCCGCATACGCTGACAAGGTGGCCGCACAGGTGGCCGCGTATCACGACGACGTAGAGGCCGCAGCGGTGCGGGATCTGCCGGCGCGGGGGAAACCCCATGACTGACCCACGTCGCGCCACCATCGCCGCGCTACAGGCAAAGCCCGCAGACCTGCCGCTGCTGATCGCCAACAGCGTGCTATGCGCGGAACACGACGACGACACGCTGCGGAAGGTGGCTGCGTTGCTGGGGGTGCAGTATGTCTCAAGCTGAAATCGAGGCATCATCCTGCCACGGCAAGGAAAAGCTGACCGGCGAACGCGCGCGCCAGATCGCCAAGCAGATGGGCAACCGGCGCAAGAGCAAGTCAAAGGCCAACGTGACCGCGTATCGGTGCCATATCTGCCGCGCCTATCACGTTGGCGGGCGGAAGTTTTAGGGGATGCCAGCAGCACCAGCACCACACCGACGCGCGGGCATGACAGGCCAAAAGCACAAGCCTAAAGCCAAAAGCCTGCCGAAAGAAGCACGCGGGAACGCAATGGATCGGGGATATGACCACAAATGGCACAAGTTCAGCGCAGGATTCAAGCGGGCCAACCCCCTTTGCGAGTATTGCCTGGCCGATGGAAAGATCGTGGCCAGCGAAGTGACCGACCATGACCTTCCGCACCAAGGCGATAAGGAGTTGTTTTGGGACAATACTTTCACCGCATTATGCGCTAAATGCCACAATGGGGCCAAGCAGCGGTCAGAAATGCTATATTCGGGCGATGACCTGCTAGAGTGGGTCAGGAAGCGAAAGACCAAGCGCGGCTAGGTGTCTTGACTAAACGTCTAGATTCTGACCGTGTATAAAATCCAG